AGGAGTAAATAAGATATGAAAATATATAAAAGTAAAATAATGAAAATAATAAATTTTATAAAGAATGAAGGCAAATTTGAATTTGGAGACATGGTAAAGATAAAAGAGTTAAAAAAGGATTTAGGAGAAGATAATTTTTATGCTAAATATCAAGGACAATTAGGAATAGTAACATCTATATCATATAATAAAAAAGATTTTATATTTGGAGTTAAATTTGAAGATGGAAATAGATTTGATTTTAGAAGTAGCGAACTGGAAAAGATACAACCTGGAAATCCAATTCGATATAAGAAATTAAAAATAGATTATTAAAGAGGAGTGATACATAGTGAAAGAAAAAACAGCAGATGAAATGTTTGAAAATTTAGGGTATGAAAAAGATATAGGAGAAGTTTTTGGAATTATAAGATATAAGCATAAAAAAGAAGATTGGTATATTAGATTTTATCTAAACGAGAAAAGCTTTGATTGTAATAAAATTATAGATAATGAAATATATCCATTAGAAGTAGACCAAAAAATGTTAAAAGCAATTTGGAGAAAATTTGAGGAGGAAAGATGGTTGTAGATATTAGTGAAATAAATTTGCAAAACTTATATTTATATCAGCCTGGTTATAGGAAAAAGCAAACAAGACATATAATTCCAAAAGAAAAAAGATATCATTATTACAAAGAATATCAACATAAATATTATCTGGAAGTAACCAAAAAGAAAAGAGCAGAAAAGAGAGGTATTTTAAGTGAAAGAGAATAGTATAGAAAGAGATATGCATCTTTTAGAAAGTTATGCAGGAATGACACATAAAATGAATGACAATCAAGGTCGACCTAAATTAGACCAAGCAATAGAACATATTTTAAGAGATTATAAAAGAGTATTAAAAGAGAATGAAGAATTAAAAATAAAAAACAATGCAATAAAAAGAGAAAGTGAAGCATATGCTGAACACATGATTAGAATTGTTTATCGCAAGAATTAGTAAATAAGTTATATATTCCAATTCAAAAAGTAAAAGACATAATAGACAGAATTGATTATGATATAAAAAAGACTAAAGAAATAATATCAAAAAATACAAATATTTATGCAAGTTATCGAAAAAATGATTATCAAATTGTAAGATTAAGAGCAATGAACACAAAATCTTTAGATATAAAAAATAGATTACAAGAACTATTAGAGTTGAGTGAACTTAACAGTGAATTTAACAGTGAAGGGAAGAGTGAAGTATGAGTAATGAAGAAGCACAGAAAATATTAGATAGTATGCACAGTGTTAATCCAGAAAACTTACGAGGCGAGGCTAAAAAATTGTTTGAAGCAGTAATGAAAATTGCAGATGAAAGAGATTCATTAAGAAAAATAGTTGAGCGACAAAACTTAGAGATAATGGCACAAAAAGATGCACACACTTTTGATGCAGGAATAATCGATAATGTAAATGAAGAACTTAAAGAAAAAAATGAAACAATAAACAAACAAAAAGAATTAATAGAATATTTAAGAAGAAGTTGTGACAGAAAAGAAAGTTGTTGGATAGAAGAACAACATGAGAATGTAGAGTTAGAAACGAAATTAGAAGAAAAAGACAATACAATAAATGCGATGGCAGAATATATAGCAAGTCGTGACATAGATGAAGATATATGTAAATATATTAATTGTGGCGAAGGCGACAAGGAGAGAGAAGAATGTGTAGAATGTGTTATAGATTTCTTTGAAGAATTTTAAAGAATAAGTAGGAGGAAGCAAAGATGTAGAAAACTGTAAAAAATGTATTATAAAATATTTTAAAAATAAGTATAAATAAAATACCATTTTGTTGTAAACAACAAAATGCAATAAAATCAATAACGGAGGTAAATACATGTGTACTTTAATAGAAACTAGAATATTAAATGCACTAGAAAACAACAAATGTAGCTATAAAAACATGGAGAAATATTTTACAAAAGAAACATTAAGAGTAAATATATGCAGATTACGTAAAAAAGGCTTTAAAATTAAATTCAAGAAAAATTGGGGATATACGAAAGAGTGTTAGAAAAAGAAAGGAGAAATGAAAATTGAAATACATAAAAGAAGATTTAGAAGTAATGCTTAGAAATCATTTGAAGAATGAGGCAAAAATTACAGAAATAGAATTAAAAGAAGAAGAGTATGAAGAAAGATTATGTTATGCAGGAACAGTTTTTAATGATACAAAAGAGAGTGTTATAGAAGGAATGCAATTGCAAGGACAGGTTCTATCAGATATACCAAGAAGCATAACAAATAAAACATCAGACAAGACTCTTAATACGGTTATAAATTATAATAGAGAAATGAACCATATAAATAAAGAAGATAGAGAAGACCTGAAAAGAAGAATAGAAAGATTAAAAAAGGATAAAGAAATTTTAGATAAAAAAGTAGTAAGAGTAAAAAATTTATTAAACCAATTATCTGGAGAAGAAGAATTTATTGTAAAGGAATATTATATGCGTAAATCAAAATGGGATTATGTAGCAAATGAGTATTATGAAGAGTTCCAAAAGCCAAAATCAATAAATCAATTGTTAAACATAAGAGACAACGCATTAAAAAGTATGTTAGATATTCTTAATACAGGGATAGACTGAAAAATTGTGATAAAATTGTGATAAAATTTGGATGTAATTTGAATTTGAAAGTGCTATAATTATAATAGAGAGAAAAAGATATAAACTTTTGCGGAGCTGAACATTAAATGTTTAGCTCTATTTTTCACGAGAGTAAGAATGCAAATCTAGGTTATAGTGTAATACTCCATTCTAGCATAGGAGTTCCTAGTAAATAGTATGCAGTTATATATAAAAAGAATTGCCGATAAGGTCATTTATATAATCAAATGTAGCTGATGATTATATAGGTTGGCATTAATGCTTACAGGGACAAAGTAGCTAATTGTCCAAACCAGTATATAATTGCATAGTGTTTACTTAAAAAACAAAAGAGAGGTGTTGTATATGGATAAATTAACAGAAAGCCTTATAAAGCATCTATGCCCAACCTGCTGCGGAAATTGTGATAAAGGAGCAGTAATAACACAAACAAAAGAAATGTTACAGTTATATTGCCCAGATTACAAACCAGATAAAGGGAAAATTAAAAGCTTGGCATACAAGGATAATAAGGTTAATATAACAGCACAAAGAAGTAAAGCATTAATGGATTTAAATATTTAAGGAGGTATAGTATGAAAGTAAGAGCAACAGATAAATATGAAAAATTAAATATAAAAGACAATGAATTAGGTAGAATACCAAAGCAGGGAGAAGAATTTGAAATATCGGAAGAAAGATTTAAAGTATTAACACAGACAAATAAATTTAATATAGTTTTTGTTGAGAAAGTAGAAGAAGTAGAAACAGCAGTAAAAAAAGTGAAAACTGAAAAGGCAGTAAAGAAAACAACAAAGAAATCTAAATAAAATGACGTATAGAGATAATCCAGAAATAGCAAAGAAGTATAAAAGTAAAAGGTGGCAGAAGTTAAGAAAACAAAAGTTAATATTAAATCCGTTATGTGAAAGATGTTTAAAGAAGCGGGATATATAACAGTGCTTATATAATACATCACAAAGAATATGTTACAGATAAAAATTATGAAGATGATAATGTATTCTTTAACATAGATAATACAGAAAGCTTGTGTCAAGAATGTCATAATAAAGAACACTTTGCAGAGAAACTAGAATATAGTTTTGATGAGAATGGAGATTTGATTAAGAATGATTAGTAAAAGATATATAATTAAGCTATGTGAGATATATAGTTGTAATTGCAAAAAAAGAATAATAAATATTATAAGAGGTAAAGTATAATGGCACATTTAAGAGAAGATAATAAATACACGTTGAACGTGGACATACAGATTGACAATGCATTACAACAATTAAGGACAATAAGAAAAAAAGTAAAGGAAGTTGTAAAAGAATGCAATTATAAATTAAACAAACTATCGCTAAAAAGAAAAGACATATTAGTTGTCAGACTTAATTGTATGTTAAAACAAAATGATATAGAGCAAATAGAAAAGAGACTAAAAAAGAAATTACATAGAAAAGTTTTAGTAATAAATCGAGACATTGAACTAGAAACCATAAAAAGATAGCCCCCTATTGCCCTAAATATAAACACTTATGGGAGAACGGTGGGTGGGGGGTTCGAAAAATACACAGGTTATTTTGCGTGAGAGGTGTAGTTAAGGAGGTGTAGATATGGAAGAAGAAAAGACAGATTTACGTGAAAAATTAAGCGGACAAGCACTTATTGAGAAAAACGAAAAAATAAGAAAAGAAACTCAAAAATTAAAGAAATTATTCAAAGATTTACCAAATAATAAGAAGAAAATGTCAGAAAAATTAATTGAAAACGCAGCTTTTATGTCTATAGCACTTGATGAACTCAAAGAAGATATAAAATTATATGGAGTAAAAGAAACCTATGTAAATGGTAAAGACCAGTTTGGATTTAAAGAGTCTATAGAAAGTAAAACATATAATACGATGGTTAAAAATTACATGAACATAATAAAACAATTAAACGATATGTTACCTGAAGAAAAGAAAATAAATGAAGATGATGAATTTAAACGATTCAATGGTAGCCTATGACATATATAGAAGAATATTATCAGTTCTTATTAAAAAATCCGCAAAAGGCATCTAAAAAAGTTTTAATAGTTTATAAAAAACTTGTACAGGATATATATAAACCAAAACAAGTTTCTTTTTTTAATGAAATAACAGAGGAAAATGAAGTTCATACATATATATTTGATGAAAGCAAAGGTAATAGACCTATAAATTTTATTGAAAAATTTTGCAAACACTCTAAAGGCAAATGGGCTGGTAAACCAGTTATATTAGAATTATGGCAAAAAGCTTTCATACAAGCATTATTTCGGATTTATTGATAAGGAAACAGGATTACGAAAATATAAAAAAGGTATATTATTTGTAGGAAGAAAAAATGGAAAATCTACAATAGATGCAGGATTAGGAAATTATATGCTCACATCTGCTGGTGAAGGTGGAGCAGAGATTTATTCTGTTGCTACTAAAAAAGACCAAGCAAAAGTTGTTTGGGATGAAGCAAAAAGAATGATTAAGAAAAGTCCTGTATTAGCAAAAAGAATAAGAACATTAGTAAATGGTCTATTTTTTGATAAAACAGAAAGTTTCTTTAAGGCATTAGCAAGTGACTCAAACTCATTAGATGGATTAAATGCTTTTTTTGTTATTGGAGATGAAATACATGCATGGAAAGATAAGAATTTATTAGATGTTATGTATGATTCTATGTCAGCAAGAGAAGAACCACTTTTTCTAGAAACTTCAACAATGGGAAAGATAAGAGAAAGTGTATTTGATAACGAATATGAATATTCTAGTGCAATAATAAACGGTTATGAAAACTTAGAAGGAGGAATAATTGATGAAACCGTATTACCAATTATATACGAACTAAACAATCCAAATGATTGGCAAAATGAATTAGCATGGTATCAAGCAAATCCACGGATTAGGAACAATAAAAAATATTAAAGATTTAAGAGACAAAGTTAATAGAGCAAAAAATAAGCCTACAGAGTTAGCAAACTTACTATGTAAAGACTTTAATGTTAGACAGAATGAACAAGACAAATGGCTAACATTTGATATTGTAGATAATTCATCAACGTACAATATAGAAGATTTATTTGATACATATGCAGTAGGAGGAGTTGACTTATCAAGTACAACAGACTTAACCTGCGCAACACTATTAATTATGAAAGGTAGCAAAAAGTATGTAATACAACAATATTTTATACCAAGCGAAAGATTAGAATTTAAGATAAAAGATGACAAAATACCATATGACAAATGGGAAAAAAGAGGGCTTGTAACAATATGTGAAGGAGCAAAAGTTAATTATAGCGATGTAACACAATGGTTCTTAAAAATGCATCACGAATACGATATATCTGCCTTATGGATTGGATATGACCCTTGGAATACTCAATACTGGGTTGAAGAAATGAAAGAACAAGGATTTGAGATGGTAGAAGTAAGACAAGGTGCTAAAACAATGAGTAATCCAATGAAACAACTAGAAGCAGATTTAATAGAAAAGAATGTTAATTATAATAATAATCCGATTTTAAAATGGTGCTTATGTAATACCGCAGTAAAAAGAGATGACAACGATAATATAAGACCAGTTAAAGGGCAAAGACAAAGAGCAAGAATAGATGGAACAGTAAGTTTAATAATAGCTTACTGTGTTTTATTTGAAAAAATGAATGATTATTTAGCACTACAGGAGGAATGAAATGAAGGAAAAAAGAAGTTTGTTTAGTACTATATTTGGAAATAAAAAGCAAACAGAAGTAACAAAAACACAACTACAAATGCTTAACAGTTACAATGCACAATTTACTACATTAAGCAACAATACTTATGATAGTAAAGTCGCAAGACAATGTATTGATAGAATTGCGACACATTGTGCAAAGTTAATACCAAAACATATAAAAGACAGTATAAGTAACAATATAAAAGGCGATATAAATTTCTTATTGCAAAATCAACCCAATTTAATAATGTCAAAGTTTGATTTTATATATAAAACAATATCAATGTTATATACAGATTCTAATGCTTTTGTATTTATAGCAAAAGATAAAGAAGGCATGATAACAGGATTCTATCCAGTACTAGCGCTAAATTACGACTTATTGCAAGATACAAAAGGAACTATTTATTTAAAATTTAGGTTTGTAAACGGCAAAGAATATACATTGCCTTATTTAGAATTAATACATTTAAGATTGTTTTATAACAAGCATGACATTTTTGGAACAAACAACAAAGTATTAAAAACAGATATTGATACAGCACATACTGCTTCAGAAGGAATCAAAAATGCCATAAAAACTTCTAATAACTTAAAAGGTATTTTAAAATATACAAATTCAATGCTTAAAGAAAAAGATATAAAAGCAAGCAAAGAAGCATTCGTAAAAGACTTTTTGAATTTAGAGAATGAAAGTGGTATTGCAGCAGTTGACAGCAAAGCAGAATTTGAAGCAGTTAATTTAAAACCAATTACTCTAGATAGAGAACAATTAAAACAAGTAAATAATAATATATTTGATTATTTTGGAATATCAGAAAAAATTGTTAATAATAGTTATAATCCAGATGAGTGGAATGCATTTTATGAAGGAATAATTGAGCCAAGAGCAATTCAAATGAGCGATGCCTTTACGAATAAAATATTTAGTTATAAAGCTATAAAAGACGGACACAAAATTGTTTTTACAGCTAACAGATTACAATATGCAACTTTGGCTAATAAGATTAGCTTATTAAAAGAAGCTGGAGCTTTAGGATTACTTACAAAAGATGAAGCAAGAGAAATAATAGACTTACATCCACTAGGTGGAGAAGAAGGAGCAAAAATAATACAAAGTTTAAACAATATAGATAGTTCAATAGCAAATGATTATCAAGGAGGAAATAAAGATGGAAAAAGCAATTAAAGAAAGAAGATTAACTGAACTAAGAGCATTAGAAGGAAACGATGAAATGATTGTTGATGGATATGCAGTTGTTTTTGAGAGTATGACAAATTTGGGATATTTTAAAGAAATAATTGATAAAAGAGCATTTGAAAATTGCAATATGCAAGATGTATGTATGAAATACAATCATTTAGATACATATCCTATTATGGCAAGAACTAGAAACAAGTCATTAGAATTAATAGTAGATGATAAAGGATTAAAGATAAGAGCAAAATTAGCACCAACTCAAGCTAATAAAGATATATATACTTTAATTCAAAATGGGACATTAGACAAAATGTCTTATGCATTTACTGTAAGCAAAGAAGAATGGGATTATGAAACTGATACAAGAAGAATATTAGAAATTGACAAATTGTATGATGTTTCAGTAGTTGATGTTCCAGCCTATGATAGCACAGAAATATATGCAAGAAATAAAGAACAATTTGAAGAAGAAAAACGCAAATATGAGAAACAAAAAGAACAGCATAGGAAGTTAGAGTTAGAAAAGAAAAAAGCATTAGCATTATTAAGTTTATAATCTCGAAAGAGGAGCGGTGGTAGAACTGCTTTTTTTTAGTGCGGTAGAGCCTAATAGAGTTTTATAGAAGCGGTGGTAGAACTGCTAAAAAATTAAAAGGAGGAAGTTTAAATGACTTTAGAAGAAAAACAAGAATTAATCAAATCTGCGACAACTGAAGAAGAACTTGAAGCAAGAATGAAAGAAATTGAAGAAGATAAAGAAGAACCTGAAGAAGGTACAGAAGAGGTTAAGGAAAAAAAAGAAGAATCTGGAGAAATAACACCAGAAGAAGAGAGAAAGCTTATAGCTGACACTCAAGAATTAGAAAAAAGAAACAAAGATGTTTCAAAACTAAAAAAAATAGGAGGAAATGAAATGGAAAAAGAAGAAAGAAAATTTGACTTAAGCTCAAAAGAATATAGAAGTGCTTGGGCTAAAAAAGTAATGGGGTATGCAGAAGAAAAATTTACAGAAGATGAGAAAAGAGCATTAGGAGATGCTGTAACAACAACAGCAACAGAATTTGTTGCAAGTACTGCAAACACACAAGGGATAAACAATGGTGGTCTATTCATACCAACATCTGTAAGGGAAGAATTTATGGAAAGATTGTCTGAAATGTCTCCAATATATAGAGATGTTAGAAAACTACAAGTTAATGGAATTATAGATTTACCTTATGTAGATTCAGCAGATAATGCAAAATGGTATGCAGAATTAACTGATACAGAAAATGAGGGAATAGAATTTAAATCAATTCAATTAACAGGTTGGGAACTTGCTAAAGATGTAGTAATTACATGGAAATTAGAAGAAATGGCAGTAGAAAGCTTTATTGAATTTATATTAGATGAATTAACAGAAAAAATGGGTGAAGCTTTAATTGATGCTGTTATTTACGGAGACGGTTCTGGAAAACCAACAGGAATTACTCATGGATTAACACCTGTAAAAGAGGGAGCAACACCAATAGATTGTTTAATAAATACTTATAAATCATTAAACCAAAAAGCAAGAAGAGGAGCAAAAGGATATATATCAACAAACGTTAATATAGATATTGTTGGATATAAAGATAAGAATGGTAATTATCCATTCCTACAAGGACTTGCAACAAATAAATTAGTTTCTGTAGAAGTAGATCCATATTTAAAAGATGAAGATATAGTTGTTGGCAACTGTAAAAAATATATTTTAAATGAGAATACTCCATTAAGAATTGACAGAGAAAAAACAGTTAAAGGAAGAAAAACAACTTATGGAGGATATTCAATATATGATGGAAAAGCAAAACCAAATTCATTTGCTTATGGACAATACACACCATCAGAAGCAGGTGTTTAATTAAACGGGGGGAAGATTGTATGAATGATTTAATGATATTGGCTAAACAAAGTTTAAGCATAGTAAATACATCAACATTAAAAGATGATGAAATTGAAATGTGGATAAACGCAGGAAAAGAGGACTTAAAACGACAGGATATAAATTCTGAACTAGATAATCCTCTTATAAAATCTGCAATAGTAATGTTTGTAAAAGCTAATTTTGGTAATGTAGATATAAAAGAAAAAGAACTATCTCAAAGAACATACAATCTTCTATGTCATAACTTAGGATTAAGTGATGAATTTAAGGTGGTGGATAGTAATGCGTGATATAGCTTGTACATTACTATCTACTACTATTGAACAAGATGAAATAGGAAACGAAAAAGAAATTACAACAGAAAAACTAATACCAATAGTCAAAGTTGAAGACGTGTATGCGAATGAATATTATCAAGCAAATCAGCAAGGTTTTAAACCTAGTTTAAGGTTAAGAATAAGTGCTTTGAATTATAATGATGAAGAAGAGCTTATTTATATGGGAAAAACTTATTCAATAATAAGAACTCAAGAACCAACTGCTGATGAAGTTGTGTTAATTTGTGAAAGGAAAATAAAAAATGTCAAAAACCATTAAGCCAGAGAATTTAACTCAAACACTTAAAAATTATTTGGAAAACTATGTAGAGGATATAAGTGAAGTAGTTGAAGAAACTTCAACCAAAATAGGTAAAGAAGCAAGAGATGAATTAAAACAAACATCTCCTAAAAGAACTGGCAAATATGCTAAAGGGTGGACTGTCAAGAAGGACAGAAAGAACAAGAATTATTATACAGTAAAAGTATGGAACAAGACAGACTATCAATTAACACATTTACTAGAATTTGGACATGCTACTCGTAATGGTAGCAGAACAAAGCCTATTCCTCATATAAGACCAGTAGAAGAAAAATATAAGCAAGAGTTTGAAAAAGAGTTAAAAGCGAAAATAAGGAGGGAATCTAAATGACATTAGCAGAATTAAAAACTAGATGTAAAAATGAAGGCTTTAAATATGCCTATGGAAAATTTAAGAAGCCAACAGAGCCACCTCATTTAGTAGCGATAATAACTGGAACTGATAATTTTATGGCAGATAACAAAGTGTATTTAAAAGGTACACCTATTCAATTAGATTATACATATTTAGTTAAAGATTTAACAATGCAAAATAAAATAGAAGATAATATTCTAGGAGATATTCCATGGAATAAGACAGAGGAAACTTATTTGGCAGACGAAGATGTTTGGCAAGTAAGTTATTTTTTTGAAATTTAAGGAGGAAAAATTAAATGGCAGAAAATAAAGTAAAATTTGGATTAAGCAATGTACATATTGCTAAAATAACTGAAGAAGATGGAGTTATAACTTATGGAACACCATTTGCAATGCCAGGTGCAAAAAGCTTAACAGCTGACCCAGAAGGAGAAATAACTCCATTTTATGCTGACAATATTAAATATTATATAGCAACATCAAATCAAGGATATTCAGGAGATTTAGAAGTTGCTATGTTAATAAAAGAGTTCTTTACACAAATTCTTGGACAACAAGAAGATAGTAATGGAGCTTTATTTGAAAGTGCAGATGATGTTAGTGCAAGATTTGCACTAATGGGAGAAATAGACGGAGATGTTAAGAAAAGAAGATTTGTTTACTTCGACTGTACAGCTACAAGACCAGGTTCTGAAATGAATACTATAGAAGAATCAAAAGAACCACAAACAGATACTGTTTCAATAACAATGTCTCCTCGTTCTACAGATAAAGCAATAAAAGCTGTAATCGAGCCAAATGAAACAAATCAATCTGTATATGATACATTCTTTACAAAAGTATATGAAAAAAACGCCACAACAAGTGTGTAGGAGGTAGTTTATGAAAACAATAACAATTTGCGGTAAAGAGTATAAGTTAGAGTGTAATGCTCTAACTTACGTTAAATATAAAAATTTTTTTAAAAAAGGAATTATAGAAGATATACAAACATTGCAAGAATATTTAATAAAACAAGCTGTAATTACGAAACAAGTTGAAGATAAAGATATAAGTGAAGCTGAAAAAGTATCAATAGTTTCAAACTATATGAATAAATTTGTAGACGATTTTGTAATAGCAATAACAAGAATTGCTTGGATTTTAATATACACAGCAGATAAGAGTGTAGAAGAATATGAAAAATGGCTTGAAAATATATCAAATTTCAAGATTGATGATGATTGGATTGTTGAGGTAGCGGAATTTGCCGTAGATTGCTTTTGTTGATGAAGAACTTTCAAAGGAATTAGATAAAAGAATTAAAACAAAGGAAACTACTAAAGAACCGTTTCCAGAGCACGAATTTATAGCTTCGTGTTTAAGAGTAGGTTTAAGCTTAAACGATTTGAAAGAATTAACATATATAGATTGTATGAAAATTCTATTAAGTTTTTTAGGAGAAGAAAATAAAGAAAAAATCGCTACACAAAAAGATATAGACAAATTATTAGGATAAGAGAGGAACAATGCCTCTCTTATTTTAATGGAGGTATAAAATGGCAGGAAACATAAAAGGAATTATAGTAGAAATTGGTGGGGACACATCAGGACTTCAAAAAGCATTAAGCAAAGTTAATTCTGCTACATCTAGTTTGAGCAAAGAACTAAAGCAGGTTAATTCTTTGCTGAAGTTAGACCCAAAAAATACTGAATTATTAAAACAGAAGCAAGATGTATTGAATAATTCAATAAGTGAGACAAGAAATAGATTAACAATATTAAAAGAAGCAAAAGATGAAGCAGATAAGAAAATGGCAGAAGGAACAAAAATCAATGAAGAAAACTATAGAGCATTACAAAGAGAAATAATAAAAACAGAAAATCAATTAAGTAAGTTAGAATTATCAAATGATGTATTCTACAAGATGGGACAAAGAGCAGAAGAATTTGGAAATAAGATAAATGTCGTAAGTGAAAAAATAAGTAGTTTAGGAGATAAATTAACAACAAGATTAACTTTACCAGTAGCAGCCTTAACAACTGCGGGAATTACATATAATGCAGAATTAGAAAAATTAACAACTGCTTATGAAACATTTTTAGGTAGTGCAGAAAAAGCAGAAAAAACAATAAATCAAATAAAGAACGATGCTTCAAAAACTCCTTTTGATGTTACATCTCTTGCAAAAGCAAATCAAATGTTAATATCAACAGGAGAGAACGCAGAAGATTCTCAAAAGACTATATTAGCATTAGGAGAAGCAATTACGGCAACAGGTGGAGGCAATGACGAATTAACTCGTATGGCATCAAATTTACAACAGATTAGAAACGCAGGAAAGGCAACGGCAATGGACATTAGACAGTTTGCGTATGCTGGTATTGATGTATATGGACTTTTAGCAGATTACACAGGTAAAACAACAACAGAAATAAAAGATATGGAAATATCTTATGAAGATTTAAGCGGTGCATTGCAAAAAGCAAGTAAACAAGGTGGCAAATACTATGGAGCAATGGATAAGGCTAGTCAAACACTTACAGGACAAACAAAACAGTTAGTTGCTGAATTTAAAGACATGACAGGAGAACTAACTAAAAGTTTAATGCCTACTGCTAAAAAAGTAGTTAAACAAATAAAAGATGTAGTAAAATGGTTCGATAACTTATCAGATTCACAAAAAGAAAATATAGTACGAACAGGATTGATGGTTGCAGCGGTTGGACCATTATTAAAGGTAGTTGGAACATTAGGTTCAACTATAGGAACTACTGCAAAAGGTATTGGAACATTTGCTCAAGCAGTTGGAGTTGCTGCAAATAAGACAACATCTGCAAATGCGACAGTAAATAGTTTAGCCAAAATTCTATCAGGATTAGCAAGTCCAGCAGGAATAGCAGCGGTAGGAATAACGGCAGCAGTAGGGATAATAGTTGCAGAAAGCAAAAAAGCAGAGCAACAATTGACGAATAGTTTTAGCACTATGGGGCAAAGCGCAAGTGATTTTTATGCAGGAATACAAACTGCAGAAGGTTATCTATCTAATTTCAATGAAACAATGTTTGCTACTACCGAAGAACAGCAAGCATTAGAAGAAGAAATGGCAGAAATTCAAGCAGGTATAACACAAATATGCAAGACAGCCTCAGATGAACGTAGAGATTATACCCAAGAAGAGATAACTCAATTAGATGAATATTTTGAAAAATTAAGAGAACTAAAAAATAGAGAAATAGAAATACAAAATCAAATAGCAGGAGCTATAACTCAGCAGGCAGTTACAAACGCAGAAAATTTTCAAGGAAGTTTAGAAGAATATAAAGTACAATCTCAAGAATGGATTGCAACAGCTCAACAACAGGCTGATAAAACAATAGAAATTATAGAACAAGCATCAATAGAAGAAGTAGCATTATTAAATCAAAGATATGGCGATCAAGCGAATATGCAAAATGAAGCTTACGCAACAGAATATAATAAACTGATGGAACAAAAACAAGCGAAAATAGATGCAGCAAACACAGAAGTTGCAGAGGTGGCAAAAGCTTATGCAGATGGATATTTACAAAGAAGTGAAGATAATAAAGAATTTATTAAGCAAATTGCAAGTATCGATAGTGAAGCGGAAAGATTAAGAAATAATCACTTTGAAATGATGAAACATTATGAAGAGATTTATGGAAAAGATACTAGTGATTATAAGCAAGCAGTTTTAATAGAAGAAAAAACATACAATTCTAATATGAAAAGATTGTATGATGATGCATATAAGGATATGTCTAAATGGGAAGCGGAACAATTAGGCTCTTGGATGGCACAGGTTGCTAATGCGGAAATTTATGGAGCAGAATTAGATGAAGAAACCAAAGAAACAATAGAAGCAATAATAAATAGTTATCAGTTTATGCCAGAGGAAGCAAAAAAAGCAATGGATGAAACAATGAATGGTATGTTAGAAGGGATGAAAGAAAAGGAACCTACATTATGGGCAAAAGCTTCAAATATTGCAGGAGGCGTTTTATCAAGGTTAAAAACTGCATTTGACATACACTCTCCGTCTAAAGAAACTCGAAAGATCTTTGAAAATGTAATGAAAGGTGCTGAAATTGGTCTTGATGATGAAGAAAACAAATTATATGCACAAGTAAATGAAATAGCAAATAAAATGAAAACAAGACTTGCTGATATAACTCCAAAAATGGGAACTATAAAACAATCAGTAATAGACCAAACAAAAACAGTATTTATAACACCAACTTTAAATATATATGCACAAGACGAGCTAACGCCTGCAAAAATGAATAGTATTATAGATACAGTAAATCGTAGATTAGGAAGTAAATATTAAGAAAGACCTTGCAATATATTATGATATATTGTAAAATAATTGCAAGGAGGATATGATGAAAAATATTATAAAAAAATGGTGGTTTTGGATTACTATTGCTTGTGTTATTCTTGTTGTAGTTTTAGGTATGATGAAATTTAAGGAACAAAAACAATTAGAAGATACGTATAAAACAATAGGAGAAAGCGCTTCTGATTTCTATACAGGAATAGAAAAAGCAGATACACATTTAGATGAATTTACATATAATTATGAAACAGGAGAAGTAGAATATAAGACAGATACAAGTTGGCTTGATAAATACGAACAAATAAAAGTTGGAATGAGTAAAGAAGAAGTTGAACAAATATTGGGAGAAGGGTTTAAAACACCTGATATTGAAGATGGGTCTTTTTATTTAAATTGGGGAGAGGGACAAGGATTAAATAAAGGACAAGTAATAACAATTCATTTTACAAACAATAAAGTAACTAATAAAACACAATTAAATATAGATTAAAACACTTGCAAAAGCAGGTGTTTTTATTATGCTCAAAAAGAGGTGAAAAAGTGGTAAGAGAATTTTATATAGAAAATGAAACAGGGCAACGTTTCTCTATGATGAATGTGGAGGAAGGTTGCTTTTTAAGTTCTCCAAGTGGACTTGGATATTCTTATGATATTCAGTATGCACAAATAGGAAATGACTTTATACAGAATATTAGAAAGTTGACACAAGGACAAATTGGAGGAGAATTAATTTTTAAAAAGTATGATAATTATAAAAAATTCATAGATTTTGTTGAAAGTGCAAATTTCTTAAAATTTGTCTACAAAGTGCCTTTCGAGAATGGATTTACAGAGTATTTTAAAGACATAGACATATCTAATATTGACAAAAGCGAAATACGGCACAGATGGAGTTTTGAGAGTTCCTGCGATGTTTAATACAAAATCTCTATGGTACGAAGCTAAAGAAGTAGTTTATACTATCGATTCAGTAACAAATGAATTAAGATGGGACTTTCAATGGAATCCAATTTTTACAGCTTATGATAATAGAAATATTATATTTGACAACAAGGGGCATGATAATGCTCCTTTTAAATTGGAACTAAATGGAGAAGTTGTAAGTCCAATCATAACAATTTTAGAAGATGACGTAGAAATAAAAAAACTTGATTTGACAGGCTTGACAATAGAAAATGGAGAAACATTTATTTACAATACAAAAGATACTTCGCAAGAAATTATAAAAATTAAAAATAATGTAAAGACAAACTTATTTGATTTTCTAAACCCTAATTTTATAAATTTCTTTAAATTAAGAAAAGGTGTATCAACAATAAGACTAGAAGCAGATGGGGAAATAACAAGCGGAAAATTAACAATATATGTACAGTATAAAGCTGTATAAAAGGAGGAAGAAAAATGTTAAAAGGACATGTGTTTAATTTGCAAACGTTTACATCAGAAGCGTTTGCACTTTTTATTGACAAGTTTCTAAATGGAAGATGTGGAGTTGCGAAAGGTTGTACGCTGTCTAACACAAATAATTCAGTAACTATAGCAGATGGTTTTTTTGTTGTTAGAGGTAGATTTTTGGAAGTTATATCTGGGGTAACTATATCTAATATAACTAATAATGGATATTATAGTTTGATTTGTGAAATAGATTTAAGTAAAACAAACACTGCAGAACAACTAAATCAAGCTACAATAAAAGTTATTTCTGGTGCAAGTGCTTATCCGACATTAACTCAGCAAGACATAACAGGAACTGGAACAGTATATCAATATGAATTTGCAAGATTTAAAGTAGAAAGTGGAAGTATAACTAATTTTACAGACAAAAGAACTTTTGTAGATTTTGACACAATCTATGATGTGATACAAAATGAATCTCAAAAAGTTTTAAATGATATTGAACAAGCATTACAAGATGTTTTAGATGGTAGTGCTTATTTATTAAAGAGTGGAGGTACTATAAATGGAGATTTGGAGGTTACTGGTAATATTACTGGTAATGTTAGTGGCCATTCTAGCAGTTGTACACGGCAATTCAGCAACAGCAACAAAATTAGAAACAGCAAGAACAATAAAATTAACTGGAGCAGTATCTGGAAGCGGAGATTTTGATGGAAGTGCTAATTTGTCAATAACTACAGTTCAAGCAAATATTGCAGTATTAACAGGTACAATAGCTTTGTCAAATGGAAGTGGAAGTGTAAATTTTAATTATCCAACAGGATATAATAAAAATAATTGTGTTCCAATTGCTGCAGGAACTATATATACAAGTTCAGGAAATTATGGTTTTGGCTTTGTACAAAGTTCTATGGGCACAGGAGTAATTATGGCTGATTCACAAATCAGTTTAAGAGTAAATCCTATTAGCGGAACGGGAGCAACAGGAACTTATAATTGTAAAGTCGTTCTTATGAAAACAAATTAGGAGGCATAAATGGAATGTTATGTTTTAAGTAAAACTGATTTAAGTATATTGTCTATTGCAAAAGTATCAGAATATGAAATAAATTTAGATGAAGAAACTAATGCAAAGTCAACTTTTGTATTAATGAAAACAGAAGGGCTAAAAAAAGATAATTTTTTAGTGCTAAATGGATTATATAGGCAGTTTTTATTTATTATTGATGATGTTCAAACAGAGAAGGGCAGTAACGTATCAACAGTTACTGCTCTTGATATTTCTAATATATTTGATAGAAAAGTTATCGAAAAGAATACTTCAACAATGACATCTAATTCAATTGAACAGTTTATAGCAAATACAATGTCAGCAAATTTTGTAAATTCAAATGATCCATTTTTGAATATTGGCTATATAGATATATATTGGTACACAAATACCCAGGCAAACGTAGCAACAAATGCTGAAAATGGTTTATATAATTTCCATACATTTTTAATAAATTGTAGGCAATATAAAAACATATATACAGACTTTAAATTTGAAGATGGAAGACTAAAAATAGATATAGAAAATAAAACAGAAACTACTGAATTAATTGATACAACACTTCCAGAAGTAACAGATTATAATAAAATATATGAAGATGATATAACAGCCAAAGTAACAGTTTTAATAAGAGAAGATAATAGCGAATATAACTTATATTTAAAAACAGATAGAACAACAACTACAAATGCAAATGATCCAGATAGAGCAAGTGGAAAAATAGAAGTAATAAGTGTAGATACATCTGATATGGCAGCAGAAGCAGCTTTAAACGTTATGAAAGGTAATAACTATAAACATTTGGTAGAGTTCAAAATTGCTAAAACCAGCCAATTAATGGATATAACTAAGCTACATATAGGTAGACCTATAAGAATAAAAACAGATGATGATATATATGATAGTTATATTTCAGCTATTACATTAACAGATGAGAATTTTGTATATTTTAAGAGTGGAAGCTTAAGAAATACACTTATTGATAAATTAAAAGCAAGCCAAGAAAGTGTTGGAAATAAGGTAGATATAAGCGGTGGCAAAATAACAGGAACATTAGATGTTAAAAATTTAAAAACAGAAGGTTTTTCAGTAGAATCATACAAAGCTATGGCAATAAATGATAATTTTAATGATATTGTTGAACCTGGTATTTATTATACAGACAGTACACCTACAGGAGCAAATATACCAATAGCAAAGACAGGAGTTCTTGAAGTATTTAAACCATATGGAAGTAGTAATCCTGGAAAAATAACAACACAAGTTTATATAACTTATGATGGAAATGAGATATTGACAAGGGGATATTATAGCGGAACATGGTCAAATTGGAAAGATATATCTCCTATTGTAACAGTAACCAACTCAAATGGTACAGCAATTAAATTTCCAGACGGAACAATGATATGTACAGGTACTAAAACATTTACTAATTTAAGCTTAACTGCTTGGGGTTCAGTATATTCTGTTGTTATAAATAGTTTTAATAATTTTCCCGTTGCATTTACTCAGTTACCAGTAGTTACTTTTCAACAAGGGGCTAGAAGTGGAGAATCATTTACCGCCAATGGTTGGATAAGTAGTTCTGCTGGATTTCCTATTTCAAAAACAAATCCTGGGGGATTAGAATTTGTAAGACCTACTACTGCATCTAATCTAACATTAACATTTTCATATACAGCAATAGGACGTTGGAAGTAGGGAGGTGTAAAAGTGGAAGTTAAAGATTTAATAAATTGGATAATATTAATAGGAAGCTTTATTACAGCAGTAACAATAATATGTAAATTCTTAAAAGGGGCTATTGAAAAAGGATTCGAGCCAATACGCCATGAAATAAAAATGCTTGATGTTAATCAATGTAAAAATTTTCTAGTAACATTTTTAAAAGCAGTAGAAAAAGGAGAAACAATGGATGAGGTCGAAACGCAAAGAGCTTATGAAGTGTACGACCATTATGTTAAGGACTTACAAGGGAATAGTTACATACATGCCAAATGGGAGAAATTAATGAAGTGAGGTGATAACATGAAAAAAGCGTGGTCTGATTTAAAGTCATTTATTACAGTAACAGTTATACTTTTATTTGCTTATTGCATTGTTTTTAGATTACAAATACCACAAGAATTAGCAGCAATATTAACAACAGTTGTAGGCTTTTTCTTGGGAGCAAAATCAGAGAAAAATAATAAGGAGGAATAATTTATGGAAGATAATAAAGAAGAAATAATTTTATCTGAAGAACAGGAAAAAGAATTTAATGGAGGAAAGGGGAAAGAAGATGAGTAATTCGAAATTAGCAGAAAAATTTATTAAAGCAACACATTTTTCGAGTGGCAGAAGCGGAAGAAAAATAGAGACAATAACTATACACCACATGGCAGGAGTTTTAACATGTGAACAATGTGGAAGAATTTTTCAAGGAAATAGGCAAGCAAGTGCTCACTACGGAGTTGGCAGTGATGGCAGAATAGCACAATATGTAGATGAAGCAGATACAGCATGGTCTAACTCAAATTGGGATAGTAATTGTAAATCAGTAACAATAGAAACATC